TGTAGCAGAAGGAGTTACTGGAGTTGAGGTAGATGCTATATATAATCTGCGACTTGCATATCTTATTGCGTCAGATCCATCTGCACCATCTGTACCTGCTGGTCCTGTGGCACCATCTGCTCCTGTAGCACCATCTGCTCCTGCAGGACCTGTAGGGCCTATTGGACCTTGTGTCCATTGATCACCATCAAATATCCAAATAGATGAATTAGAAGAAGCGTATATAATATCACCCACTGCACCTGGGTCGTATGAGTTAGGTGGAGTAGCAGCTATTGTTACATTTCCATTACTTAATTGTTTAACAATAGCAATTAGAGTATCTCTAGTTGCTTTGTCTCTAATCCCTGCTGGGATAAATACATTAGACATTATTTACTCCTTTCCTGCGAGCCGCAGTATCATCTTGTACCTGAAGGTATAACCTCTAGATCCATTCCTGTTAATTCGGGATTATTAGTACCAGACATGGCTACTTCTAAATTAAAGTATCTTCCAGTTAATCTATAATCTCTTTTATATCCTGATCCTATAGAGGGATCAAAAGTTCTTTTATACTTATTATCTCTGTTTGCAAATGTTAAATTAAATTGAGCATCAACAGTATTAGTGTCATTTAAATTACTAGATGTAATAGCAGTAGTATTAAATATATTAGTACTCATAGGGTATACTGCAGTTATCCTTTTAGTTATATTAGGATTACCTAAGTCTTGTTTTAAAAATCTAGCATATCCATCTGAAACTAAATTGTTACTTAATAAAAATATACCTCCAGTTCCAAATCCATAAATATAAAGTTGACCATTAATTTCTCCTTCAGTTATACCTTTAAGATTATTAATAGTTCTTTTATACCAAGTATCGCTAGAGTAATTATATACATAAGCAAAATTACAACCTGTACCACTACGGTTTGTACCGTCATGTTCTTTTAAAGCGCTATAACACACCCATACTTCTTTGTCTCTAGTGTTTCTGAAGGTAAAAGTTCTATCTCTGTGTGCAGGATTTACTGTATCATAGATATCTTTTTGTATTCTACCTTGAGATATATCCTGTTTGTTAGGTCCACCATCATGTATGTATATACCATAGTTACCTAAAACAAAATGTCTACCACCACCTATATCTTCAAAACAACCAGGGCTGTATAACCCATCATCATCAAATAAAAGTTCACTTGTTAAGTAAAGAGGTGCACCTGTATCTTGATATCTGTATACAGAATCATCTTTATAAACAATAAGATAAGGACCTAGTTGAGCTGCATCTAATAGTTCTCCTACTGTTTCAGTAAGTATATCATCTCCTGCTGTGTTAGTAGAAGCGTATCTCCAAGTAACACCGTCAAGAGTATTAATGTCTGTTATAGGTGTAGACCAGGCTAATGATGCATTACCTAAATTTTCATTGTTTAAATACTGTCCACTCAGGTTTAATGCAATTAATCTATTGTTATACTGAGCCATACTTTGAGCAGTAACTCTGTTTGCAACAATCGCTTGAGTGGTTGCGTCAGTACCTGAAAACCAGTTAACTAAAAATTGAGCTACATAAGTAGGTGCTGCCTCTGTACCTGTGTTTCTTACAAGTATAGGTTGGTTAATACCATCATTACTAATAAGTAAACCATTGAATGCAAATAAATCTATACCAAACCTAGCGTTCTCATCTAAGTTAGTAGTAGCTGTAACTCCAGATAAACTTCCTAGTGAAGTAGTAACATCTTGGGCTACCTGAAACTTAACTGTACCTGAATCATCATACAAGTAAGCTAGGTTGAATTGGTTAGAACCCACAGGAGTCCATTGAGTGACTGCTAAGACATCACGTACAGAAGTACCTGTAGTGTTAGTATCAAACGTTGTAGGAAAAGCTGGAACACCTTGAAGAGAACCATCAAAGGATCTCATATTAAGACCCTCTGAAAAGTTTTCAGGAGATAATGCCTGTGCAGGCGTATCTGTATTCAAGCCCTTGATACCTAAATTTTGTAATGGTATTGTTGGCATTTATTATTCCTCTAAGTTAATTCCTATCTGTTTGAATTTCCTACGAGCACAACGTAATCTGAAGGCTCGTAGTCTAGCGTTTACTCTTCTCTTTCGTTTCCAAGGGCGAGGTCTAATAGAGTCATTACTGCCATCAGCGAGTAACTTTCCATTAGATTTCACAACCCCCTGCAGTGCATGCAAGCGTTTGTGCCCCTTCAGTATTGTCTTCCTGCTCAT